TTCGTGGAGGGTCATTGCCATCCCTACCACGATTGGTCGTCCACTTGGCATAGATATAGCGTCCCTTGTATTCGGCAAACTCGACATCAGCGATTGCCGCCTCGCTCATAGCTGGATTGAACGCCTTTGAGAACGAGACTGCGCCCTGTGGAAATTTCTCGGTGAACCAACACTTAGCCGGAACTCCAACGAACTCGGATTTGTTGTCTGCGTTCTCGATGTCAAGGACGATGTTCATTCCGTCCTTTTTCGCGTTGAGTTCCTCCGATACTTCCTTGATTAGAGTCGGATACCAGCCAGGTTTTACCAACTTGGCCCTCTTGAAATCATCTGGGGTGATTTGCATTCTTGGCATTGTCTTATTTCCTTTGTCCTTTGTTCGTTGACTTGTTTCGCTTACGTCCTGGAGAGTTTTAGGTTGGTTTTACATCATCTTTTCTTATTCCTCCTTCGAGATACTCTATTTCACTCATACTTTAACCTCCTGTTGTTTTATTTTTTCTTGAAGCTTAATCTCATACTGTTGTAAATGAAACTGCATGACGTCATAGAGAGGCTTATTGGTAATGTCCATAATTGCTGGAAGGGGAAGAGCTGTCTTACAAACAATCTCACCCGCGCTCACAGTTTGAACCTTGTATCCTACATCTATCCCAGCAGAACGAGGAGCGTCGGCCCAGAAATAATACATCTCATTGAAGTAGTTAGGAAGTAAGGAGACTGTCTTCCAACCATACGTTGCTAGAGACGAGCCCTTAATCATAGAAGCAAGAACCTCATTAGTGGAACCCCCTTGCTTTGTGGTCTTCGCAGAATAGACAGGATGAGCTGTGATGATGACATTGCATGGTAATATCTTAAGAATCTCCAGCATCTGTAACATGACCCCAGTCTCTCCCTTATACTCATCCCAGTCGGGAATCGGCAACCCACCTTTTGTTCTCTTGACGTCATTGGCATGTAACCCCATTTGATGTAGGACTGCGACTGCTGAGTATGATGTATAGCTATCGAATGCTATCCAATCATATGGACAACGGTCTTGCAAATCCTCGATCTTCTTACAGCCATCAGTAAAGCCTATGACATCCGAACGAACGTCACCATCTAGACCAATGGTCCAATATTCTATGTCTGTTCTCTTAGGATAGAAGAATCTAACTGGAGCAACACGACCATCCCAATCCAATATTAGTCCACTACCAGGGAACGAGGCAGCAGCTATAGTCTTTCCTGAACCATTTGCTCCGACAAATAGTCCCATGAAGCGACCACCTAGAATGATATTTGAAGTCATTGGGCTCATAGATATTTCTCTTTTATTTCGTCGATTAAACATACATCAACTAATCTACGATCAGATGCTTCTGTTAGATACCTTCCAATATTTCCAATCATGGTCCAAAAGAGTAAACGCATCATAAATTCTCCAGCAAGGAGTCTAAACTCCTAATGATTGGGTCATTTCTATGCTGACAAGAATCACACTTGGGTTTTACATAGCGCATCTTCTCTGGGGCCATCACGAAAACCGCGTTACATCTATTACAAATAGACTTACGGCCTCTAATCATCTCATTGTGGACGTAATGAGGACAGCCTGAGAGAAAGCAGCGCCAGATGATAGTCTTTTTCTTCCCCCACTTGACCTTTCTATACTTATGGACGTGATTATGTTTTTTGCTCATTTTTAGATGGTTTCCAGCCCCTAGATACAGCTATTTGTTTCAGTTTGACTATATACCTCTCGACCCAGGCGTCGTGTTCTGGTTCTTCCCCCACGTATGGGCATCTTTCTATGTCCTTAATGAGTATGTAGTTCATGTAGCTCGTATCTTCTTCTGGTGGTAGTGCTGGCATTCCCCACATCTCTCTAGCAGTATTTCTCCAATCCCCGTCTTTCATGTTTCAAGCTCCTCTTCCACCTCATCTCTAGAGTAGGGGTCCCAGGGTTGATCCTTGAAGAAGAATGCCTGAAGTTTATACTCCCTTATTTCTATTGGAACCTTGCAAACCATCTGGAAGATACAACCAGAGTATTTATCACAAGAAGTTCGATTCTTAGGTAGACTTATAACCTCATTGGACTCTAGCTTCCTATGCCACTCGACCGCTTCTTTGACCCTATTTACTGTATCCTTTATCCACTCATCTATTGCAAACTGACCAGAATCATGGACGAGCCTACGAAATTTTGACTTGTCTCTACCCTGATCATCAGGCTCATTGTCTTGAGCTTTAACTGTAGTCTGATAACCAATCTTGTCTACTATGACTGGAATTCCGAACGCCCACTCGTAGCCCTGAAACTGATTGGAAAGAATGTAGGGATAGGACCGTCTAGACTCTGTCTTCGTATCGACGACTGCTATGCCAATCTTTGGATCTCTCACACGCGCGTCGATTACACCCTCATAGATGATAATGAGACCATCGTAAATCTTATCGCGTTCTTCACCAACACCCTCAATTGGAGTGCTATCTTCGTAGAGAATCTTAGAGAATGGCTGTTCTAAATCGAGAATCTCCCAGCCATCATATTGCCAGCGGAGGACATACTCTTTGAATACTCTAATGTCATCTTCAAACTCTTCGACTGTGAGATGATAGGTATTTGCCGATGCTACCTTTCCCACGAGAATACACTCATTGACAAGATTACCATGATTCTCTTTGTCAGTATGGCCCGCTTTCTTACCCTCTCTATATCTCTTGAGCATGGTGTGCATGACTGAGCCACGCTCTAAAGCTAGGGCTTTCCTTAGAGGTCGCCAGTGTCCAATGTGTTCTAGTCTATATCTCTCCCAACATAAGTCCATAGAGTTTAGAACTTGGGAATCGATTTTGACAGTTAGTTTATCCGACATTTATATTCCTACTTATCCTTTTGATGAGTTCGTGGATTTTCGTGTTTGTCTGATCTATATACTCATGACTTAAATGCTCATATAGCTCACGCGCTGTATCTATGTCTATCTCGATATACTTAGCGCGTTCCTTAATCTCTAAATCTCGGCCTTTCTTATAGCCGAAATCATAACACTCAATGTATTTCTTCTTTCGAGCTAAGCCTTTTCTCCTTGACCCACTCTTCGAGGATTGTGAGGGTTTCTTCTTGGTTGATCGACGTCGCGGCGAAGACGATAAACGGCTTACCATATTTCACCATCATGAAAATGAAACCACAATCTTCAGGTATGACCCTTTGTATCCCATATCCTATACCTTGCAGGATTTTCTCGTAGTAAAATGGATCGTCCTTGTCTATCTTATTTATCGGTTCTTCAGCCATGAGTTTAATCCTTCGGTCTCATCTTCTTTCTCTAGCTCTAGTTTCTTACTGATACGACTAGCTACACGACGCCGATTAGTGTTATGAGAAGGAGAATCGGAGTAAATATAACCTTTATCATCGTCTCGCTCTACCCCGGCCTCTCTAGCCTTCTGAACCCACCAATCTCTTGGAATGGCTCGGACCTTATCATACAAAGCACAACAAATTATGCCTTCTATGCAAAGGTTCCAGTCTGTGTTTCCAACCTCACCTAATGCTCCCTCTCTAAATGGTCTGACGTATATCTTGTTGCGATCATTCTCGTGGCATTTATCACAACAAATTAGACCTATGCCTACCATTCTTGGCTTGGCATAGTCTGGGAGGAGCTGAGCCTCTAACTTCTCCTGCTCGATGAAATATTCAATAAAAGTCTTACACTCGACAAAAAGCGTGCTCATATCTCTCAGCTTAATTTGAGGATTGTGACTGCTCACCTTCTATCTTTCCTAGGATTAAAGTTAGAGCTCTTCGGTTTTCATAGCATGTAGCTTCTACACAATATTTCCAGTAGTGAGACTTGTGAGCGTCACTGTTAATCATGTTCGCTAGGACGTGATAAGCCTGAGACGTCTCATTATGCAGACTAACTAAATCGTGAAAGAGAGCTTCACATATCATTACTTGACCCTCCTTAACTTCTTCTCGGTCTCGTAATAACTCTCATGCTTTTTGATACCAAAGGCGTCAGCTAGGACGGTAGCTATAACCCAGCTCCTACTGACACCATAGCTTCTACCTAATCTCTCTACTTCTATCTTTATTTCATGTAGGACACAAGATGGAAGTGGGTCTCTACCGCCCTTGACTGGACTTTGCCTCCTGATTTTCGTCATTAGATACTCCTTATGAGCTTGGAGACTAATTGGACGAGGTCAGCCTGAGAAAGTCTGAGGAGAATGCTTTTATCCTCCCTCTTAGAGTATCTTCTAACGATGCGCTCAGCTCGATTCATCTTTTTCCCTTTCCTCTTCGTCCGCGCACCCTTAATGATAGCTAGTCTTAGCTTCTCCTTGTTCTTAGGATCTTGCACCCAGCGGTGATATTTCTTATCCAGTCCATACTTAGCCATGAGTTATAGACTCCAGATGAAAGTTAAAAAATGCAGTCGAGTCGGACTTCGTAGTCCGTGATGGGTAACGGAGACCAAGCCTTACGACTTAGTCAATCCGACCCGACCACCTTGTTGGGGATATCTATTCATCCCTCATCTTTATCTACCCTTCTTAAGACTATCGTTGGCCAGCCTGAGCTCTTTAGAGGATCATTCTGTCGAGCTTTGATTACATCTAACTTCTCTTGCTGTCCGATAGCATGACCTAGAAGGAGCTTAACCCCTGCTTCGATTCTAGCACAGTCTGCTCTCGTTGTAGCTATAACTTTACGAAGCTCGTCCATCATCTTATCGTTAAATACTTCCCAGGCAATTTTTTCAGCATCGTCATCATCTCTTGGAGATGGAGTAGTTGGAGATGGAGTAGAAGGAGAGTCAGTAGGAAGAGGCAGACCACTCCTGAGCCAGTCAAGTGGAAATACCTTAATGAAAAATTGGCCGGCCACATCTGGATAAGTTGGTGGAGAACTAGGATAGACCTGGACGCTTCTATCCGTCCCATTCTGCCAGTCCCATATATCCATACTGCGAGTGGTTTTGAGATACGCTATAGAATCCTTAGACTGAGGATGATGGGAGGACTGTGATTTGGTCCCCCATAGAGGTCCAAGCCGCGCACAAATGGTCTGAGCTATCTTATAAGTTAACTGACGCCTCTCAACATCACCACCGACTGCGAGCTTGTCATACTTTTCTCTCATCTCGACTATGATGTTGAAGGCTACTTGTGGTAGGTTCATTTTGATTATCCCCTCTCTCTCCATTAAAGTCGTATGAAGCTAGATATTCACTTTTCCAGTGATAGAAACAGAGAAACCTTGGTCTGCTACCACCCAATCTTATAGCACACCACGGACTCCCACATAGCACACATTTCTTATTTGCTGGTTTGACTAGCATCGGCTTGCTTCCTGCTCCGCCGACTTTCTCAAATGGTCTGCGAAGGGCTAGGATAGTCTTTCTCAAGGACCATCCTAGCTTGAGAGTCAGCCACTGTATTGTAACCTCATCGTAACCTTTAGCTTTCTAGTTTATTCCATCCTTCATCTTACGTCTCTCTATGAGGGACAGAGGATAGTTACACTAGATCGCTTCGAGATACGTGTCGAGTAGGCTAGCTCGACATTCAATAATTTTATTCATTTTCAAAATTATATCATCAATTTTCAATCTATTACCATAGACACGGTCTATGACGAGTCTACCCTTCTCGTCCAGGTGAACAAAACAACGACCCATGAAGTTCCCATGCTTGTCTGGTGTGTAGATGATTGCCCAATCCTGATCCAAGCATCGTCGATGTAATTGGTCATTCACAAGACCACCTCTCCGAAAACAACTAATAAAGTGACAGGTTTTACCATTGAACTCAGACGCGCGTAGGATGTCCTTAAAGCGACAGGAGAGCTTGAATTTGTAGGGTCCGACATCATACCAGCCCTCTAAGGCAAGTAGCTCTCTGCGACGCCTGACTAGACCTGTCTTATACATTAGAGCCGACTGATGATGGCATAGAGTAAGAGGGAGAAAACCGCTGCTGCTAGTAATTCCACATCATGACGATTGAATGGCCAGAGCCTCATGCTATCTTCCACTTCTTTAAGCCCTTAGTCTGGAGAACCTTAACTAACTCCATGATGAGAGACCCCTCGTCCCATTGGATCTCAACGCCGTCTAAAGTCTGAGACATGTTTCGACGCTTAGACTCTACGATATCCGTGAGAAAATCGTCTATGGTTCCAGCGGCGATTAAATAGTGAGCATTAATCTTATCTGCTGTTGATCCTGGTCTAGGAAAGCGACCCTCGGCTTGTTCCTCAGCGGAAGGATTCCATTGCCGTTCCATGATAAGACAATCGGAGCAAAATTGCAGGTTTAGTCCTTCTCCTGCGACCATTGTCGATGCTACCATGAGACGATTTTTGGGCTCCTTAAACTCCTCGACCATCGCTACACGTTGTTCCATGTTTAGGGCAGAGTGTAATTGTAAAGGAGGAGCAAATGCACCATCCTTGCAAAGCTGGTCTAACTTCTTCATGAGAATAGTGCCGGCCATCTGATGATGTAAGAAAACTACGAGTTTTCTTTCGCTTTCTAACAAAAACTCCTCTATAAACTCGAGAGCTGCGTTGACCTTCGCTATACCAGTGATATGACGCATCTTAGAGAGATAGCCAAGAATATCAGTCGGAAGCATAGGAGTTTCTGCCTCCATAGCTTCCTGGAACTCTTGGACTATCTTAATATATGCGTCTAGCTCACCACCTTCGATCTCAGCGAGTCTGAATTGCCTAAAGACCTTCGGTAAGTCAGGAAGAACATCTTCTCGTTTATATCGAATGATAAAATCTTTGGTTAACTCTTTGAAACGTGTAGGATTCCTCAATCCCATGATTTTACCAGACATGGGATTAATCTCACAGTGTTGGACCTGAAATGTAGATTGATGAGGAAATAGCTCAGGTCGAGTCAAATTGAGAGTTACAAAGAACTCGCCAGCGTGCTTCTCTATGTTCGTCCCCGACATGCAGATGACGCGAGCCTTGCTTCCATTGTTAGCAGATGATACAATTTTACGGAGAGCCTGAGTTCTTGATGCTCCTGGATTTTTAATCTTCTGAGACTCGTCAACGATAATACACTTGAACCGCGCGCAGATATCGTCGGTCCAGATGATTGGTCTGTCTTTTTTCGGAGCTTTGCGGCCAGACATCTCAGCCTTCATCACATCCCAATCACTGACTACTTTCACGTCGGGACGCAGTAATCTTAAAGTGTCAACACTGACAATCACTACGTCAAAATAGTCGAAATAGGGAATTTCCTTAGACGATGTTATAACCTGAGCACCCATACCAGCCCATCTGATTAGCTCAGCAAACCATTGTGAGCGTAGACCGCTCTTCACTACAATCAGAGCAGGTAGTAAATCCTTGTTTCTTTTTAGTAAAGCACAGGCTATGACCGTCTTACCTAGTCCTTGCTCGTGCAGGACCATCCCATTACAGTCAGCATCTTCCATGAACGTGATAGTCTCTTTTTGGAAAGGGAATAGGCTACGACCATCACTTGAGACTATGTCTATCTTGTCTGGAGCAAGTGCAGCATGAATGAGAGTATGACCACATTCGAGACTGACCCAGATTTCATTGTCAAAGGTCTCGCGAGATTGCTCGACTGCGAGCTTTCCGCAGAACTCGCATTTCGTCTGGAGGATTGTCTTAGGCACGAGTATCCTCCTGGCTCGGGTGGATGTGAACTCTAATCTGACTGGTCGCATTAAAGGCTTGCTCTAGTTCGAGCAGCCTCTCAACGACTAGTGTATTCCATTCCTTCTCGGATATAGAATGAGACGTGAAGAATTCGAGCCTGAAGATTTTCGTCCTTTTTGGATTTATCTCACACATTATTCAGCTCCTAGTAAGACTCCTGGAAAATGCTCGCTAAGCGAACAATTTTTCCACATATGCCAGTGTAGTCGAGTCTAGAAGTTCCATCGTTCTAAGCTTGTCGAGAATCATGTCCTTTGACGCGCTGAGAGATATGAGTGTATCAATAGCTTTTCTCTGTTTTGCGTTTAGTCCCGTGGCCTGTGTGACCGTTGATTTGGCTGACTTAGCAGATGCCTTGCGGGACGACTTAATCTTAAACTTGCTGTCTAGCTCTAACAGCTCTGCGCGTCTCTCGGCTGTCTCAGCTTGCAATAGGTCGAATAAACGTGTTCGGTGTCCCTGTTGCATCATCCGTATCAGAGGGACTACTCTATCCAGACTGTGATAGTGTGTGATTATTTGCTCTGGTAAGGCTGTAAGAACGTCGAAGCGTGTAGTGAAGACCTTCTTCAGGACTTCCTCCACTAATATCTCGACCGTCTTTTCGGGATGGTCATAAGTCATTTGCATGACTTTGATAGATTCCGGGTCTATTTCTGCTGGTTTGGTTTTTTCTGTGAGGTATTTATGTCCTTCGACTCCACGTATTACTAGTTCAGTTTGCCTTTCGTCCACATTTTGAGCAGACGGCAATCCGTGTTGAGATACGATTTC